CTAACGAATACGTAGTAATATGAGCGATTTTTTCGTAACTAATTTAGCAGCTTATACAGCTCCAGTAGTTGTAGAGTTAAAAAACAAGGATTACATCCAATATGGAGAGGATAACAACTATTTTAACTATATAATTGATGTAAACAACAACTCTACCACTAACAGAGCTATTTGCATAGGGGTTTCCAACATGATCTACGGAAAAGGACTTGCTGCACACGATGGAGATAGAAGACCTGAGCAATACGCTCAAATGATGTCATTGTTTAAAAAGCAAGATTTAAGAAGATTTATCTCCGATTACAAAATACTAGGAATGGCAGCATTTCAACTAGTTTATAAAGATGGTAAGGTAAAACAAGTACATCATTTTCCAATGGAAACCCTTAGAGCTGAAAAATGCAATGAAGAGGGAGAAATAGAAGCTTGGTATTATTCTAATCATTGGGATAACATGAAGCCAAACGAAAAGCCAGACAGAATTCCAGCATTTGGATTTGGAAAAGGTAATGAAGTTGAAATGTATGTACTAAAGCCTTATGAAGCTGGTAAATACTATTATAGCTCTCCAGATTGGAGTTCTGCAATGCCTTACGCTGTATTAGAGGATGAAATAAGTGATTATTTAATTAACGATTGTATAAATGGATTTAGTGGAACTAAAGTTGTGAATTTTAACAACGGAGTTCCTGATCCTGAAAAAATGCAATCTATTAAAGCAGAAGTCTTATCAAAATTAACAGGAAGCAGAGGAGAGAAAGTAATTGTTGCTTTTAATAGTAATGCTGAATCCAAAACAACAGTAGATGACATTCCTTTAAACGATGCTCCAGCTCACTATTCTTATTTAGCGGATGAATGCTTTAAAAAGCTTATCGTAGGTCATAGGGTTACCTCTCCAATGCTTCTAGGTATTAGAGAAGGTAATGATGGCATGGGAAATAATGCAGAAGAAATTAAAACTGCTACGCAATTATTTGATTCTATTGTAATACAAAATTTTCAAGACCAAGTAGTAGAATGTATTGATGCAATTTTATCGGTTAATGATATAGCATTAGACTTATACTTTAAGACTCTTAAACCGATTGAATTTAGTGATGTAGATGTACTAGAAACTAAAGAAGTAATAGAAGAAGAAACTGGTTATGAAATGACTAAAGTTGATCTTAAAATGATTGATGGTCAAGAGGCTTACAAGACTATAGAAGAAGCAGAAGCAAAAGCATTAGAAGAGGGCTGTGAAGGTTATCATGAGCATGAGATGGATGGAGAGACTTGGTACATGGCTTGTGAATCACATGAGGTAGCAGTAGATTTAAAAAAACCTTGTCAAGCTGGTTATGAGCAATATGGAATGAAAACCAAAAATGGTAAACAAGTTCCAAATTGTATTCCTATTGAAATGAGAGAAAACGATTCTAAACAGATTTTAGGTTCTTTAGCAGAAACTGGTGTTAAAATGTCTAATGAGTATGTCTTTGTTGATGAGATAGATGAAGAGGATGATGTAGCTAATGAGGACTGGGCAAACTATTTAATTAAAGAGAAAAAAAGTACTCTATCTAAAGTTAAAGGATTACTAGGGCTAAAAGATGAAATTACATCAAAGAAAAAAGGAAGCTCTTTTAGTTATTTAGATTCTAAAAATGGATTATATAAAATTAGATATACTTACGCTGTAGGCTCAAGAAAACCAAGTAAAACTAAAAGAGATTTTTGTAGAAACATGATGAATATGGCTAATGCTGGTGTTGTATGGACTATTGAAGATATTGATAGAGCATCAAGAGAAGGAGTAAATAGAGAGCTAGGACATAATGGACAAGCCTTTAACCTCTTTAAATTTAAGGGCGGTATCTATTGCAGACATAAATGGAAAAAAGTTTTATATAGACTAGAAAGCAATACAGAGCCATCGGAGAATTTAGGTAACTATAAAAAGACTAGAACTATTCCTAAAAGCTATATGAAGAGTCCAACAGGATCAAAACAAGCTGGAACTGCGCCAGAAAATATGCCGAATAGAGGTGCATACCCAAAATAAAATAAGACATGGCTAAAGCATTATTTATAACAACTCAAGATATTAAAAGGTACTCGGTTTTATCAGGTTCGGTTGATCCTGATAAATTTATTTATATGGTAGAGATTGCTCAAGATACAGAAGTACAAAACTATTTAGGAACTAAGCTTTTAGAAAAGATACAAGACTTAATAATTGCAGGTACTATTGACTTACCTGCTAACGCTGCATACAAGACTCTTTTAGAGACTTACATAAAACCAATGACAATATACTGGGCATTAGTATGTTACATGCCCTTTGCAGCTTATACAGTAGCTAATGGTGGAGTATATAAACATACTTCAGAAAGTAGCGTAACAGTAGACAAAAACGAGGTAGATTATTTAGTAGAAAAGTATAGAGATATAGCGCAATTTTACACCAATAACTTTATAGATTTTATGATCTATAATCAAAATACTTATCCTGAATATACTGCTAATACAGAAGATGATACTTATCCAGATACAGCTAACTCAGATTTTGGTGGATGGGTGTTGTAAGGTATAAACAAAAAAAAGAGAATATTGTAAAATTAGTACAGTATTTAAAAAAGAAATATGTGGGAACAAACGAACACGCTAAACGCACAAATAAATTATGAGTATAACAGCGAACACATCAAATTGGGGATTAGACTATAGTTATTCTTGGTGGGGAAATGCCACTACAACTTCAGAATGGGGTTCTACTTATTTAGTTTCCTATTTACAATCAGATTTAAGAAGAAGAGTCTCTACTTATGAGAATAACATAATGACTATTCAATTGTTAAACGATATAAACGAATGTAATGGGTAGTAATTTATTATATAAAGCCAGTATTGTAACCACTCCAACAGCTTATGGAGTAGGTGTGTTAAATTCTATAAAACCAGCTCAATCCTTTGGAGAGGAGCTTGTAACCAATGGTAACTTTTCTACTGATTCTAATTGGTCAAAAGGTAGTGCTTGGACTATAAGTAATGGGAATGCAAATTATGATGATACAGCTATAAATAGTCTTACACAAAACTTAACACTAAATGCTCAAAAAAAATACAGAATTGTATTAGAAATTAGCGATTCAACAGGTACTGGTGCAAGACTAAAAATGGGAAATTCATCAGATTCTGTTGTGTTTTTTAATTATGCTTATTATACAAATGGGGTGTATTCTTTAACTTATAAAGCTACATCTAATTCTACTGATTTAAACATAAAAGCACATACTTTAGGAAGTTCTTTTAAATTAAATAATATATCAATTGTAGAAATAACAGATGCAGATTTTGAATTTTCAAGAACATCAAGTGCCACAAGAGTTAATCCAGATTACTTAATAGAAACAGTATCTATAAACTCTGCTAATTTAGTACAAAATGGAAACTTTAGTGAATTAGGAAGCGAGTTAGTAGTTAATGGAGATTTTGAAACAGACAGTAATTGGATTAAAGGCACAGGGTGGACTATAAGTGGTGGTAAAGCTAATTGTGATGGTAGTCAATCAAGTCAATCTAATTTATATCAAACAGGTATAGTGCCTATAAATAAGACTTATAAAGTTACATTTACTATTGTAGTTACTTCAGGTAGTATGGTTTTAGCTATTGGCGGCTCAAATGCACAACCTACTGTATCATCATCAGGAACATATACATTTACTTCTAAAGCTACATCAGGAGATTCTAATTTATACTTTTCTGCAAGTTCTGATTTTGTAGGCTCAATAGACAACGTATCAGTTAAGCAAGTAGACCCTAATGATAATTGGGCAATACAACAGCCAAATGGTCAGGTAGTTGAAATTGTAAATAATCAATTACACGTAAATTATGATGCTACACAAACTCAAGGTTCTACTGGAGTTAATCAAACTTTTTTAACTTCTGGTAAAAAATATAAAATAACTGTTGATGTAGCTGAAGTAACTGGTACATTTAGAATACAAGCTGGAGGTCAAGTTCAAGACATAAACACAACAGGAATAACCACATTTATAGCAACAGTAACCTCTTCTATATTATATATAATTAGAGCAAGTAATTCAAATAGTACAGAATTTACTTTAAATAGTATATCCGTAATAGAAATACAAGAAAACGGAGTACCAAGATTAGATTATACTAATGGAACTGCAAGTATCTTACTTGAGCCACAGAGTACTAACTTGGTTACAACTTCTTTAACTTTAGAAAATTATTTTACTAGACAAGGTTCAACTTTAATAGTAGATAATAATGCTACAAATCCAACTGGCTCCTCTACATCTTATATATTAAATTCAACTGCTACAGGTAGTTTTAAAGCTATATTTAGAAATGAATCAAGTGCTTGGGATAGCAAAACTTTAACATTGTCTTGTTTCGCAAAAAAAATTACAAATAATTATATATATTTCTATAATATAGGCAGTGTTTCAGGTTCTAATGGTTTATGGTTTAATATTAGTAACGGAACTATTGGAGATATTGGTAATGGTTGGGCAAATGCTAAAATAGAAAATTATGGTAATGGTTGGTATAGATGTTCTGCTAAAGTGACATTTGGAACTGATACTAATTATTTATACATAAGCAACTCTGATGGAGATGCAAATACTACATCTACTGTAGGAAGTCAATCTTATATATTTGGAACTCAAATAGAAGAACAATCCTATGCTACAAGTTACATACCAACTAATGGCTCTGCAGTTACAAGAGCAGCAGAAACCTTAAACAATGCTGGTAATAGCGACTTAATAAATTCAACAGAGGGAGTTCTTTATGCAGAGATAGCAAGAGCAAGTGGAAATTCAGCAACTGCTGCAATAACAATAACGGACGGAACTCCTTCAAACGCTGTCTCAATGTATTATTACCAATCCAATAGGTTTTTTATTGACATATTTAACTCAAGTGGAACAGCTTCTGTTGGAGTGGAGAATGTTGATAGTTCTATTAGTAATAAAATAGCAGTGAAATACAAAAGTGGAGACATTGCTATCTGGATAAATGGAGAAGAAAAAGCAACTCTTTCTTCTGTCATATCATTATCTGGCTTAAACCAAGTAGATTTTAACTACGTGAACGGGGTTTTTCCATTTCATGGAAAATGCAAAACAGTAGCAGTATTTAAAGAAGCATTATCAGATACAGAATTAGCTTGTTTAACAAGTACAAACAACAGAGAAATATTTTTAAATTATTATTATAGAATGCAGTATGTAGGAGCACCAAGTTTAGCAATGATACCATCTGCTTATGCAGATTCTAAAGTATATTCAGTACTTCCTAATAATGGAGATGGAGATTTCTCTTTCAATAGGGATAGTTCAGCAACTCGTGTTGGACAAAATGGACTAATACAAACAGTAGGTTTCTTTGGAAACGATTTAGTTACTAACGGAGATTTTAGCAATGGCAGTACAGATTGGGGTTTAGGCTCAAACTGGTCTGTTGCTAATGGTAAAGCCTCTTGTGATGGTAGTGCTTCAAATAGTATGAGCCAAGCTTCAACAGTAGGAATTGCATCTACAACTTTTAAAGTGTCTTATGATGTTTTAAGTATTTCACAAGGAAGCATTAGAATAACTTTAGGTGGTGTTGCAGGTTCTTCAGTAAGCCAAGTAGGTTCTTACTCTGACTTTATAACTGCAACAAGTACTGACAGATTAAGAATATTTGCAGATTCAAGTGCTATTGCAAGTATAGACAACATAGTTGTTCAACAAGTAACAGGCGACCAACCAAGACTAAACTACGATATATCAAATGGAGCAGTACAATCTTGCCCTTCGCTTTTGTTAGAACCAGCTTCTACAAATTTAGTTTCTAATTCACAAGATTTTTCTTCTGGATGGACTTTTGACGATTCAACAATAACTAATAATTCTGCTATAAGTCCAAGTGGAGTTTTAAATGCAGGTTTATGGAAAGGAAATACAGTTTCATCTAGGCACAATATAAGATTGACTGCAGCACCAACTGCAAGTGTTACTGCAAGTTATAGCTTGTTTGTAAAAGCAAAAGAATTAAAATACATACAAATAGCTTCTGTAAATACAGTAAATCAATATGTAAATTTTGATGTAAGTGTTGGCTCTATAGGAACTGTTGGAAGTAGTTTTTCTAATGCTAAAATAGAAAATTATGGAAACGGATGGTATAGGTGTAGTGTAGTTTCTCTTAATCAATATAATGATTTTTATATTAGTTTAATTAGTGGATTAACTGCAGTTTGGCTTGAGTCTTGGGTTATGCCTAATAATACAGATGGTCTTTATATTTACGGCGCACAACTAGAAGAAAGCTCATACCCTACATCATACATTCCTACTAATGGAAGCTCACAGACAAGAGCTGCTGAAAGTTGCTTTGGTGCTGGAAATGCTGCTACGTTTAACGATTCAGAAGGAGCTATATATTGGGAAGCAAGTGCTTTAGCTGATGACTTTATCGATAAAAGAATTTTTTTATCTGATGGTTCGTTTAATAATTATGTAGCAATAGGTTATTCAAGATTTGCTGGAAATATTATTGCTGAAATGACAAGTGGAGGAGTTTTACAAACGTCTTCTTTTGGAGCAACTGGAGTTACTAAAACCAACAACAATAAATATGCTTTGACTTGGGGTAGTGGAACAATGAAATTTTATGTAAATGGGACTCAAACAAATACAGAGTCTGTTACATCTCCCACTGGTTTAAATATATTAGATTTTTATGCAGTTACAAGTAATAATTTGGTTATGTACGCTAACACAAGAGACTTAAGAGTATATAACGAAGCATTAACAGATGCACAATTAACAACATTAACAACTTT